CAGGAAGAACTGCCCAAGTGCTCTACCAAGGAACTGTGGCAGGAGCATCCTCGTTGGGCGTACTACAAGAGCCCGAACAACATGAAACGGGCCACTAAGCTGTTTGATCTGGAAAAGGATGCCAATCTGTTCAACCAGCTCAACGGCAGCAAAGGTGTAGTAGTCAAGAGAGAAGGCGAACCAAGGCGCTGCAACTACTGCGCTGCCAGGAACTATTGCCTGCAGGCTCAGGACTTCGAGCTGGCGGGATTACTCAACAAACAGGAGACCTACCCATGAGAAAACTGGACACGCTGCAGATGCACCCGCTGCAGCAATCCATCGTAGAGATACTGTCCATCAAGACCCAGAACACGGACACCATGTTCTTTCACCTGATGGTGGCTTATCACTTCTCCAAGCTGGCCACCATGATGAGAACCAATGTGTCCATCGATGGGTTGGGCGTGCTGCCGGTGAACATGTACGCCATCAACCTTGCCCCGTCAGGTAGCGGCAAGGGCCGGTCGATGAACATCATTGAAGATCAGGTCATCAACCGGTTCCGTGAGAGGTTCATGGAAGAAACCTTCTTCGCCGTGTCCAACGAGAACCTGGCCAAGCTCTCCCTGCGTAGAGCCAATAACAAGCACAGCACTCCGGAGATCGAGAAGCAGCTCCTTGAAGATGAGTTCAACGGAGCTGGTCCCATGGTGTTCAGCTTTGACAGTGCCACTACTGCTGCCGTGAAGCAGATGCGGCACAAGCTACTGCTAGCCAACATTGGATCCATGAACATGGAGATCGATGAGATTGGCAGCAACATGCTGGGCAACATGGAAGTGCTGACCAGCTTCCTGGAGCTGTTCGACATCGGCAAGATCAAGCAAAAGCTAACCAAGCACACCAAGGAGAACAACAGGTCTGAGGAACTGTATGGTTCCACTCCGACCAACATGCTGCTGTTCGGTACTCCAACCAAGCTGCTCAATGGCAGCAAGGTGGAGGACGAGTTCTACGAGATGCTGGAAGTTGGCTATGCCAGAAGGTGTTTCTTTGGCTTCAGCAAGTACCGGAAGCACGAGAAGCCCATGACACCGCAGGAGATCTATTCGATCTTCACTGATCCAAACAATGAAAATACCTTGTTCGCCATTGCCGATAAGCTGGCAGAGCTGGCTGACATAGTGAACTACGGCAGCACCATCAAGATGCCCAAGGACGTGATGCTGGAACTGATTTCCTACCGCCAGCACTGCGACCACAAGGCAGAGTCCTACTCAGAGTATGAAGAGATCCGCAAAGCAGAGCTGAAGCATCGTTACTTCAAGGCAGCAAAGCTGGCTGGTACGTATGCCTTCATCGATCAGTCGGTGAACATTACCGAGGATCACCTGTACCACGCCATTGCAATGACCGAAGCCTCTGGCAGAGCGTTCGACCAGATCCTCCGTAGGGAACGCCCCTATGCCAAGCTGGCTTCCTACATCTGCACCATCAAGCGGGAAGTGACCCACGCAGATCTGGTTGAGGACTTGCCTTTCTACAAGGGCACCGAAGCACAGAAGCGTGACATGCTTTCTTTGGCTGTGGCCTATGGCTACAAGAACAACCTGATCATCAAGCGTGAAACCATCGACGGGATTGAGTTCCTGTCGGGTAATTCCTTGCCCGTTACCGATCTGAACAAGCTCAAACTCAGCTACAGCAACGACTTCACCAAAAACTATGACAACCGCAACGGGCATTGGGACAACCTGGTAAACCTTTGCACTCGCGAGGGATACCATTGGTGCAACCACCACTTCATGGAACACGAGGATTTCCCTAGTCAACGGGGATACCGGGATGAAGCTCATACCTATCCTGGTTTCAATCTTCTGGTTCTGGATGTGGAGAACAGCGTCTCCATGGACCTGGCCAAGAGCCTGCTCTTCAGCTTTACCTGGTTCATGCACACCACCAAGAGGCACACGCCGGACAATCACCGTTTCAGGATTGTCCTGCCCATGTCTCATGTGCTGGAGCTGGACCAGAAGGACTACCGGGAGTTCATGAACAACATCTACGACTGGTTGCCCTTCACGGTAGACAGGCAAACCAACCAAAGGTCCAGGAAGTGGGAGACCTCTCCAGGCACTCACTTCTACAACGCAGGGCATCTGCTCGATGTGCTGCAGTTCATTCCTAAAACCAAGAAGGCCGAGGAGAACAAGGTAAAGCTGCTGGAACAGGCTTCCTTGAACAACTTGGAGAGATGGTTCCTGAACCAGATGGAGGAAGGTAACAGGAACAACATGCTATTGCGTTATGCCTTCTGTCTCGTGGATCAGAAGATGAGCTTCGACGACATCAAGGCAGAAGTGCTGGCTCTCAACAGCCAGAGCAAGAACCCACTAGCCAAAGACGAAGTACTGAACACCATCATGGTTTCAGTAGCCAAGAAACTCCAATCAAACTAGGACTGCTCTATGGCACTTAACCAGAACATCATTCTCATTAGTGGCAAGTCAGCCACCGGCAAGTCAGCTAGCCTGCGTAAACTCAAGGATCAATCCAAGGTGATCTACCTGGGTTGCGAGAGCAACAAGCAACTGCCCTTCCCCAACAAGTTCAAGCAGCTCACCGTCACGGATCCAATGCAGGTCTATCAGGCGTTTGCTCAAGCCGAACAGATGGACGTGCATACCATCGTGATCGACAGCCTGACCTACCTGATGGACATGTACGAGACCCGCTATGTCCAGACGGCTGCGGATACCCGCAGAGCTTGGGGAGACTACGCAAGCTATTTCAAGAACCTGATGCAGCAGTACGTCAGCGCCTCAACCAAGAACGTGGTGTTCCTTGCCCATACCTCGGACGTGTACAACGAGTCCGAGCTGGTCATGGAAACCATGGTCAAGGTGAAGGGCAGCCTGATGAATCAGGGCATCGAGTCCTTCTTCTGCAACGTCATCTCTACCAAGAAGATGACACTAAAGAAGCTAGAGGAGTACCAGAACGAGCATCTGGTGTTTAGCGATGACGATCTGGAGCTAGGGTACAAGTACGTGTACCAGACTCGCTTAACCAAGGAGACCGTCAACGAGAGGATTCGTGGTCCCCTTGGCATGTGGGAAAAGTGGGAGACATTCATCGACAACGATCTGCAGATCGTGTTGGATCGACTCCACAAATATTACCAGTAGTTCAACCTTCCAATTACCAAAAGGAACCAAACCATGTTTGACATGAACGCTCTCAAGCCGTCCGCCAGTGTCGAGATTTCCGACTTCGACGAGGATCGGGTCTCTTCTCCCCGCAGCTTCGTGCAGGAGTCCGGGGTCTACCCCATGACCATCGAGATGGCTCATCTCGGTATCACCAACAATGGGGCTACCTTCCTCAAGGTCCACTTCAAGGAGACCGACCTCGGTGGCATCAACCACTACGAGACCTTCTACCTGACCAACAAGGAAGGGCGTAACACCTACCGGGACAAGGACGGCAAGGATCGGTACATCCCCGGCTTTGCCCAGGCCAATACCCTGTCCCTGCTCTGCACCGGGAAGTACCTGTATGACCTGGACTTCCAGAAGAAGACCATCAAGCAGTACGACTACGCAGCCAAGGAAGAGCGTAACGTGCAGGTTGATGTGGCCATGGATCTGCTCAAGAAGAACGTGCACCTCGGACTGCTCAAGGTTATCGAGAACAAGCGCGTCAAGGATGCCAATGGCAACTGGGTCTCGGGCAACGACAAGCGGGAACTGAACACCATCGGCAAGATCTTTGCCGAGGATGGGCGTACCCTGAACGAGATTCAGGCCAAGCACCCGACGGGTGACTACCTGAAGGGGTGGTCCGACAAGCACACGGGGACGGTGGTGGACAAGTACAAGCCGGTGCGCACCGCACCTGCTGCGCCTGCTCCCATGCCCCCGCCCTCCACGGAGTCCTTGTTCGACTGACAACCAGCCAATGCGGGAAAGGGATTTCCCGCCTTGGTTCTCAAACTAAAGAGGAAACCAATGAACATCATTCTCCAATACGAAGAAATCAAACTGGCTCTTACCGAGTATGTGAAGAACCAAGGCTTCCCCACCAAGAACCGCAAGGTGACGGTGGACATTGCATCGGATGGCAGGAAGTCCCACTCCTATCATGCTCATATTGTCATTGAGCATCCTGAACTGGGTACCGTTACCCATCTGACCGAACCACTCGACCCCATGCTTGACGATGACCTGGCTGTGGACTTCGACAGTTCCGACAAGCCGCTCATCTAGCAGGACACGCCATGAAAAACATGCTCATGGCTTTGATATTCATCCTATTGGCCATGTCTGCCTGGATCACCGTACCCATTCTTGGATACATCCTTGGCTTCGGTCTTGGCCTGCTGGTCCTCTCCACTATGATTGAGATGTGGAACGAGGAGTAGCAAAACTCCAGGGGCTCGCAAGGCCCCTGCCTCTTTTACGTCGGCATCTGCCGCACCACCAGTTGGCTGCATCTCGTTGGGTCTCCACCTCCCTGGATCCGACTGAGTTTGCGCTGCTGGGCAGATGCCGACACCCATTTACCAAACGAGTGAACCGACATGCCTGACATAACCGTACAGCTAGTCATGTCCCTGGATGTGTCCACTGAGACCTTCACGTTGGAGAGGCTCGTCATATCCAAGGAAGAAGAAGTGATCTTCTACAAGAAGATCCAGGACGATGAACCAGTAAATCCCTTTGACTTCGTAGCACCTGCTCTCAAGTTCAGCCACATGCTGGCAGATCATCTGCAAGCCATTGAGCAGGTTCCCTACACCGTGCACTTGACTGCCCTAACTCAAGTGATCCAGGAGGATGGAGGTCGAGTAGACCTGGACGAGAACCAAATAGAGTTCCTGCACGAAAGGACCATGGAGTTCTGTGAAGCTCTCGTAAAAAGCATTTCAAACAAATTCACCGAAGAACCAACCCTTATGACAATGGAAGGCTCTTCAACCATTCACTGAACCAAAAGAGATTAGCCATGAAAGATCTTTCTTATGCGTTGGATCTGTTGCGTACTGCTTCCGGGTATCTGCATACATCGCTCAGGAAGCTACCCATGTCCTTCAGTATGGAAGGACAGGACATTCTGGTAATGCTGAACTCCGTGGAGTTCAAACTGGAGGAAATGGAACGCAGAGCCAAGGAGGAAAATATTGCATGAAGATACTTGGCATAGATCCAGGACTGACAGGAGGTCTGGCCTTGTTGGATCTGGATAAGCTCACAGTCATTCCTATGCCTGTGCTCAAGCTCAAGGACAAGCAGACATTGGATCTGGGGGTGCTGGTGCAGAAGCTACAGGAGATGCAGCCAGACCATGTTTGCATCGAACAGCAGCAATCCATGCCCAAGCAAGGGCTCTCTTCCACCTTCCGTACCGGCTATCACTACGGCGTGCTGATTGGCGTGCTGGCTGCGCTCAAGGTGCCCTACGAGACAATCTCGCCGCGCCAGTGGAAGAAGGCCATGCAAGTGCCAGCGGACAAGTCGGCAGCACGGCACCGGGCGACTCAGTTACTTCCGCAGTATGCGGCCGCGTGGAGCAAGGCCAAGGATGACGGCTTGGCAGAGGCGGCGCTGATTGCGCTGTATGGCAGCACACGTTCGCCGTAAAAAGGGGAAGAAGATGAGAATCACAACCGACAGCGTGTTGGTCCAGCAGTTGATGGATAGCCGGACCCCCAAGACCGAACGTGAACATGCGGCAGTACGAGAAATCGAGAAGCTGCGTGAAGAGCTTTCCATTTGGCGGCATGTCTACCCCGACATTGCCCCCGAAAAGGTCCAACCAGACCGCACTCTATTGCTGGCTGAGATTGAGTTGCTAAAAGCAGAACTTGCAAATTGCAGAAAAAAGCTGGAGGTCTCCACTTGTTCATGTGGGGATTGACGCTTACACAAGAAGAACAGGACCGCATTAAAGCTGCTGCCCATGAAAGGTTTCTGTCCAAGCGCATGAGCGTTGCTCACTGGCTCAACGATGGAGTAACTCCTGGCCAGTGGGTGGAGGCAGACGAGGTTGAATTTAGAAAGATGGCGGCAAAGGCTTTTTCGCCTTCTAACTTTTTGGAGAACAACAATGATCAACTACGATGAAATCGTGAAAAACGTTGTTGCAAATACTGTAAAGCTGGAAATCAAGTACATCAAAAAAATAGCAGAAGCAGTTCTTGGAATGGAGATTGACGATTGGGGCAATGTAAAGCTGGTCAAGCAAGAGCTTATCGCCGAGCTTACAAGAGATCCAGATGTTCAAGCTGCTATCGAAGACTGCCGTAAACGCATCGTCGAAGAAATCAAAAAGCCACTCACGCAGAACAACATCAGAGAAATGACTTCTAACATCAGAAGAAGGCTTATGGATGAGCTTGAAGAGAATATCTACCACGAAATTTATTACGCGATATATGACAAGATGTCTTTGTCTATCAAAGAAAAGCTCAGTACTGATGCCGAGTTGGCTCCTTACTACGTAGCCGGAAAGGTCGGCAAGCTATAGGAGACACATTTCTTGAGAATCACGATTGAACCAACCAACAAAACAACTCCGCAATACTACCCACGCACCATCATCGAAGTGGCAACCGATGAACTGAATTTGGAAGAGATGCTTAACTATCTGGTCAAGCCAGCACTGTTGGCTATTGGCTACTCACCCGAACTGGTAGCTTCGCTAGGGGATGCCTACGAAGGAACCAGTCCCTAAACACACTACAACCAACCAGGAGAACCAATGGATTACATGAAAATAAGAAAGAACCTGAAGCCCATATCGAAGAAGGAGCAGAAGGTCGTTGATAAGGCAGTCGGTCTTCTGAAGGAACGCTATGCAAATGGCGAGCGGTTCCTTAGTTCTGACAACTCAATGGCTTTTATTCAGCTATCGATGGCTCAGTTCGACAGAGAAGTTTTCTCTTGCCTTTACCTGGATAACCAGCACAGGTTGATTGCTCAGGAGTACCTGTTCGTCGGTGCAGTGGATGGCATTCAGGTTTCCACACGGGAAGTCCTGCGAGCTGCACTGCTGCACAATGCCTCGGCTGTGATCCTGGCGCACAACCATCCAGGCGGTACTGCCGAACCAAGCACGGAAGATCTAGCCATTACCAAGCAGCTTGAGAAGGCTCTGGGCATGGTAGGCATTCGCTTGCTGGATCACATTGTCGTAGGCACGCAGGAAACCACCAGCATTGCTGACCTGAACGCATCCCTGTTCATACACTCAGACGAGGAAGATACCCATGAATCTTAACCTTTGGATCGTTGCTGTCCTGGCTTTCGGTGGAGCCTGGATCGTGGAGTTCCTGGCTTCCCTCATTTCCTGACGGAATCCAACCATGATTACCATCGAAGTGTTTACTGACGAATCTCCCCTATCCAACCAGGAAAGACTAGCCATCTACCAACAGAAGAAGCAGCACTGGAAGACTGAGCAGTGGTGGCTGCTCACCCACCCTGAAGACGATGGAATCATTGTTGATCCGACACTTCCCGATTACGGACCCTGGGAAGACCTACCTGACTATCTGAAGAAGCAAGCGGAGTAGAACCATGGAAAGCAGAACTATCGTTGACCTAGAACTGCCACTGGAAGTTGCCTACAACTACTTCTCTGCGGAGAAAGCAGAGACAGGTCCGGAAGCCAAGTACCCCGGAGCCCCTGAGATCATCGAGATCACCAAGGTATTCCTGTTTGGATCTGACATCACCAAGAACCTGTCCGACAGAATGATGGAACGGGTGCATCGGGAACTTGAGTTCCAGATCGAAATGGGCAGGGAGTTTGAAGAGAGCCTGACTGACTGACATGAAATCCTACGAACCCGCAGAAGACCTGGTAATTGAAACCAAGTTCGACAATCCAGCTATCACCTGGTCTGAACTGAAAGCAGCTCTTGCCAGCATTGGCTCCAACC